GTGAAGTAGTAGCTGTTGTACCAGCAGCAACCCATTTATGTCTAATACTCCCTCTTTGGCAAACGAATGCTGGTGCCAAGTAATTAAGTAGAGTGGTTGTGCAAAAATTAAAAGGTTGAGCGTCATCTGTAGATGTAACAGCTTTATCAATACCATTAGGATCCCATCCTCTATAGAGAGGCATACCCGGAGTATTAACAGCATAATATCTATATCCTGCTCCAGTTTCACTAGGCCAAAAAGAATTATGAAATTGATAACGGCGCAATAGATCTTTAAAAGAAACGATACGTTCACCTTGATAAACTAAATATTGATTATCATGTTTTAATAAGGGTGCAGTACCAGTGCCGTAGGTTTCTATTGGATTACCTCCTACTGGATTATTTGAGTTATCATCTGTTTTGGCTAATACAGTGTCTGAATCAGCAGAATCCATAGTGGCTTGTTGTTGGAAAAGTGATAAATCTCTATAACCGTCACCTGGAATTGAAAGTGCAAAATCATCTCCAGCTGCTACCCAGACTTGCACCTTAACATCTGCTGGTGTAGTAGATGGGGTTGCAAGTTCATTAACTACATAAACTGAAAGTGTACCATTATCAAATACACCTCCACCAAACATAGGGGTTACAGTACTGAAAATCGTACCGAAGCCAATATTTTCAATTGGTACGACTCTATTCCAAGCTCGAATATCTGTCCATTTACACTCATAGTCAAATTCTCTATCATTAGAAATATCTATAATTGTAGAATAAACTTGATTAAAAGGAACAGGACCTGGATCATTAGCTTTAGGATTATATACCAATCTTAATCGACCACGATGATATTCGGAACAAACGACCTTAAAATGAAATTTAATACTTCCTTGCCAAGCCTCAAATGGAAGACTTGCAAAAGCTATAGCCGTAGAATGAATTTCTGATACTTCGCCAGCAGTAAGTGAATCTATACACATAGGCTGTACGACCATAGAAGCTAATAAGGCGTCTGATGTTGCAGATTCTGGCCAATCGAATTGCTGCCAAAAAGTCATTCGAGAAGCAATTGAATGAATTGTCAATTCATCAGCACCACCTAACCCCATAGTTCGTGTATCAACAGTCAATTCATTCTTAGAATCCAATGAAAGTTTGTTTACGGTTTCTGGAGCATCAGAATTTGCAAGATTGCCACAGTAACGAGGTACGTAAGGTTGTATATCAGACATCACTGCCGGCCGTGAATAACCAAAAATTCGCGCAACTTCTCCCATTTTACTAGCTACCATACTAGTAGCTTTGGCATAGGGTCCTATATATGGTATCATAGTAAGAGCATTAGCAGCTTTAGCAATAGCTGAAGCAGGTTTACTAATAAGCCCATCGTGCTTAAATTCGTCACCCCTTGTTGTATTAGAAGTCTTCTTAGTCGTCTTCTTTTTACCTTTCGACTGTGATTGATGTACAAAAGGCCTTGGAAAACCAAACTCATCAAGTTCAACAGAAGAAGTAGTATCAGACTGTGCTTCAGCAGTTGTTGGAATAAGCAAGGAAACATCTTCAGCCCATGCGAATATAGAGACTGTGATTGGATCAGTTCCGCCATTTGCATGTTGTAAAATGTCAAAATCATGGATAATACATTCTCCCATTCCTTCCTCCCATCCGACTTTAGTTATATCCAAATAATTTTCAGCACAAATAAAAGGTAAACACAATTGTCCACCCTCAGAAGTACATGGATCTAACAAAAGATGTGGTTTGTTTGACGCTGCAATTATATCCTGTCTGAAAAACGATCTATTCACTGAGACTTGATCATTAGTAAGATATGGATTATAAGATAAAAGAGCTCTTCCATAGTAAAAGGAATTACCATTGACTAATATCTTTAAACAAAGTTTACATCTTAAGTTCCTGAATCTATTTATCTTTTCCGAAACATCCGTATTGCTAAAATAATCGGTCCAAGGATTAAATGCCTTAAACAATTGAGCACCAGGAGTCCACTGGTATTGTCGGATCTTAAGTGGTCTCGATAAAAATTCTCCGAGTCCTGCGTCATCGAATCCGCTAAGCTTGGATGTCTCATCGGGGGCAGCTGAAACGTCATATGTCCATGGCGTATCTCCATCAACGAAGTGAACATTTTCTGCTGTTGTGTTCTGAGATATCTTACTTGTAGAAAAACTCGGGCCATCATTAGTTGATGACATACTATTATTATTATTGTTAGTAGTAAGCGTATTTGTTTTATACTATCAGGGTGATGCTTAACACACCTGTCAGCAATGATGTTTTGTTGGATGACTAATCCTCCAGTAAATACCGGTATGTCACGAGGGACATATCTAAATGCACAAAGCTGTTCATGTATTATGTAAACATATAAATTATAATATCATGCAGTAATCCAATTGTGCAAACCTATTTTTAACTCTAGTTAATCAATCCCGAATAGGTCCGGAATAAATGCATTTATTGTCTGCTTAAGACAGTGAGTGTTTAGTTTTAAAAATAGCTAAACGAGTGTCATAATCATCATATAATGTATTCATAACAACTCCGGTCTCTTCATTAATGTCCATGGTCAAATTTTGCAATTGTGCTGCTTCTGCAACCTCAATCATTTGTTTGTGACGAAGAGTAAAAACATCTCTACCATGATGAAACCATTCCCTCAAAGCACCTTCAATATTTCCCGCTGCATGCTTTTTGGCTCCTATGGATGATTTGAGAACAGTATGTAAACTCTTAAAAATAGAATTTTCATCTAATGCACCATGAATCAATCCAGTTTCAGCATTAAATACATTTTTCCGTTTTAAAAAGTCAGCTTCGGTATCATTCATGTATTTAGTAGGAGCGGATTCCTTATCAGGCATAGTGAAGATAATGTCATTATCTTTCATATAGTTTGCAAATGAAATATGATTAAACCAATCGAAACCTTTTTTGACAGAACCCTTCGCATCATCTCCATATGTACCCAATGCACATACTTCCTTAAATTTTGGTAAATTTTTAAGTGTATAACCATTCTTCAATGCATTGTAAGCATATCCACAACGGAAATTTAAACAATTATCTACACAATTAGCATAAACAGTCATATTATTACCTGATGGATGTGAGCCATTATGAATGATTAAATCCCCATTATATGCTACTGCGGAATAGCTAATTTCAGTCGCAATACCACGCATAATCAGTAGATCATCTTCAGAATATGTACCACACCTATCACAAACGTTAATAAAAACTTTGTAAGTGGCCATTAGCATTTGAGCGGGCATGCGTAAATCAAATTTACCGTAATCACCTGCCAAAATTCTATCATCTCCGTGCTGTTTCATAAATTTAGCATATTCATCCCATTCTGGACCGTGGGCATTGATACCTACAGCACATTCAGATTGTAGTGGGAAAAGAGACATAAGTCTAGCCAATGGCAGAAAATACTTCCTTACTAACAATTGAAATGCCCAACTTGCACCTTGGAAAACTCTAACCTTATCTTTGGATAGAGGTGTTGCTTCATCCTTAACGCAAGCCTTAAAAACAGCATATGCCCTTTCACCACGGCGAAATCTGTTACACATATCTTCAGCCATATCCCAAACTTCCTGTCTAATTGATATTGGACATTGAAAGTCCTCAAAAGCAGCCGGATCTAATCTTTCTATCCATTCTTCTTTAGGTCCGCTTAATGGAAAACATTTAGAAGTATGCTTAGGAATAGCATCTATAAAACGTTTTAAATCGCAACCTGCACCATTCGTCATGTTATCTATCGTTTGAAGCTCTTCTTTAATCCAATCACGATGTTGAGGATGGGAAAAAACTTTAACCAAATCTTCCTCATAATCATTCATAGCCCATTCCAACAAATGTGGATCTAAACCACAAGAAGTATTAGCTGAATATTGCATAGATGCTTGCCATTGTCTTTTAGAATTAAATTGAGGTGGTCCCCATATACAGGGAACTTTGCAAATATCTTCTACCAAATCAGAAATGATAGTTTTATGGACAGTTGATTTAGTGTGAGAGGATCTGCCAGGACAATTACCTAATGCAGTAATTCTAGAATATTTGGGTAAATAATTCAATGGCGAATTTGGATGAATAGGATCAGATTGATTAATAATTTCAATCCCATACAATTCTTTAGGGAAATCTCCATTAGACATTGCATTTAAACATGGCTTACTTTTCATACCTTCTCCTAATTTGCTCAACATTTCTTGAGTAATATTTAAGGCTATTCCATAAGGTGTATCTGGTGAACCAAGTAAATGAACACCTAAAATGCAAGCGACGTCAAATTCACCAACTAATACACCCATGCACAATCCATTGAAAGTATTGTAAGGTAAAGCATAGGCATAGCCAGTTCCTCCAGAATGTTTTTTGGAAGTCTTAAAAGCGACACTATCATCTCTTAATGTTCCATCTATATTGCGGTATAAGAAAGAACCAGCTCCACTTGAATAAGTAATACGTTCAGGAAAATAATCTACTAATTTGGTGTGTGGATTAAGAAATGGAGCACTTACGTAAACAAGGTCTACGCCCTCAATAGTAGAAGCCATATTAAGTGCAATGTGACCACGATAAACAGTATTTAAGCCGTCTCCTTCCTTAAGCCTGCAAGATACTTTAAGTTTGGTTTTAGATCCGAATACATGTAAAGGTAATAACATATTATTTCCTTCAATAACAAGACCATCACATTTATTAGTACTTCCATCCTCTGCACATAAAGTAACGTGATACAAATTCTTTTGAATTTTATTTTTCAATTGGTCAAGAGTAGTGGTACGCGCCTTATGTGTTACATGAAGCTCTTCCCACGCTGGTTTAGCCCAATCACTAATTTTATTGTCACGTTCTTGGACTTCACCAATATTATTTGGTTCTAAAGCTGACTGGTGCTCCAATATAGTATTTATAACCTTACGTGCTCTAATAATATTAGAAATAATATCAAATACTTTATAAGTAACAATACCAATGGCTAAACACTTTGCAGTTTCTCGCCAGTTAATATCTTTGATGCTCTTATATGTACGTTGAACTCCACCTCCAATACGATCTAATAAATTCATTCTATCTCTATACCATTTAACTATAAGCACTATAGCTGTGCAAGAAAGAAAAACTTGTAAAAGCGCAACTAAACAAACACACAAACGAAATGGAAAAATAATATAAAGAACTGATGTTAAAATCATATCTGCAAGAAAACAAAACAAAGCAACATTTCTAATGTGAGCAGAAAATATATGAGACCAAAGAGCCCAATAAACTCTACGTACATAACTATGAGTAAAGAATTTACCTATCAGAATATCACCAAAATTTAGAACAATAGTTGGCATAAATTCCATCCAAGTAACAAGCTCACGGAAAGTTGCTTGACACGTTTTAGTAAGTTCACATCGCTTCAAACCAGGTAGTAAACTCCATAAAGGAACATAATAAGTCGTTAAGTTGAGCGGTTCTTCCAAGACAATGTCAACAGTATCTCCTACTTTAATATCAGGTTTTTGAAACCATTCCTTAGGTGGAGGTGTGAGGTCTGTTTCCCAAACTTCCTTTAATTTTGCTTGTTGACCATAATATAATTCGTTTAACGCTTCTGCATCTGCCAAATCAGTACCAAAATCTTGCTCATGGTATGAACTTGCAGGTAATGAATTTAACGCTTCTGTGACTTCCAAGTCATTATCAAAACTATGCTCATGATATAAACCCGAATTTCTGGAACGGGGGTAATCCTCATTATTATTAGTATTACAATTGCACAATGGTCCAACTCTTCTACAATCAGAACAAAAATCCATTTTTTCCACAAGTTTATTTTGGATATTCTGTAAAACACCTTGGTTTTCCATATGAGCATCTGCCTTCATGTAACAATAATCCATAGCCTCATAGATATTAAATTTATGTCCATTGGAAATAGAAGGAGCAAAAGTTTGACCCAACTCAATCATACCTGTACTCGATTGAGATGAACACTCAGAAATAACGATATCCCAAATATTGGGCATGGCACTATCGCCAAATCTTGCAATAACCTTTTCACTATCCATACGTGTCTCTCCTGGTAAGCAAAATTCTGGCTTAATGCGCACATCTAAATTGATAATCATTCGTCTACGAATAGATTCGGTACAATTCGAATATTGATTAGCTACTTGCTCAATCTTACAATTACTAGTATAACAGGTAATCTTGGGAGTATGGGGAGTAACTCCCTTTCCTTCAATTTCTGCTTTATTAGCAAATAAAGGAGCATTATTATTGTGATCTACTATTTTTTGAGTAGGAGCACACTCCAAATAATCAGATTTGGTGTTCATAACATCGTCAGTTAAATATGCATGGACTCCACCTGTAATAGTGGAATCATATTTATCTTGTTCATTAATACTTGCGATACGATCCAGTTCGTTTTCAGGTACTCCCATACGAAATAAAAGTGATTTAATAAGCAATTGAGATAAAGAAGATTTGCCTACTCCAGAAGTTCCATAAATCCAAATGGATAATGGTGCCTTCCTAAAAACACC